TTAGGTAAATTAAAAGGAGTTTATCAAATAGAATTTACAAGAGAAGATTGCATTCGTTCAGGTATTGTTAAAAGAGTACTTGAAAGATATGAATTAGAAGAACAAATAATTTTAGGGGAAAATAACCCTTATGATTTAGATTTCAGTTTTAAACCATTTCCAGATGAAGATGAACAGGAAATCGTTGAAAATGAGGAAGTTATAACTAATTGATTTTCAATGACTTATGAAAAGGGGACGTAACTAGTTGATTTTCAACACGTTATTTCCCCTTTTTTATTTGGTAATATCAGGTATTTTTCGTATCTTTACTATGTAAACAAATTGAGAGATTATGTCCCAAAAGAAGATTGTATGGATTGATATGGATGGGGTGCTTGTTGATTTCAATGGGCACGTTGAAGAAACTATATCAAAGAATGTATTTTTAAAAGAAAACTATAAAGGTAGATATGACCACATACCTGGTATTTTTAGAAACCCAAAACCAGTTGAAGGAGCTATTGAAGCTATCAACAAATTAGCAGAAAGTGGTAAGTACGAGTTGTATATAGCTACGGCAGCACCTTGGGGTAACCCGATGGCGGCTATGGATAAGAGATTTTGGATTGAAGAACACTTTGGTAGATTGTTCCATAAGAAAATGGCAATCACTCACCTTAAAGGTTTGTTGATTGGTGATTACTTAATTGACGATAGAATCGCAAATGGAGCCGGAGAATTCAAAGGTGAATTATTAAGATTCGGATGGTCTTACGAAACAAAATTATTTAACGAATATCCTACTTGGGAAAGTATCCTTAAAAAATTGTTATAAAATGAAAAAACTATTAACCCCTATTGTTTGTTTATTTTTACTAATATCTTGTCAAAAAGATGAAATATATCCTGAACCAATTTACAATTACGAATTAAGAATTGATTCAGTACTTAATAGAGCAGGTACTAAATCTCTACCAAAAGATAGTAATGGGTATTATCATTTGATTATAAACAATCCGTATTCTACACAACAAACACATAGAGTAGTTGGAAGATTTTTAGTAAATAACAAATCTGCACAATATCCACATAAAATAGAATGGGAAAGTAATTTATTTTGGTCAATACAAAGAGGTGATACTATTGCAACAATAAGTGAAACTTATATAAACTATTTTACAGGTCAATTTACAATTGTAAAATTACCACCATTTATAGCTCTTAAATCTGAATTAGTACCAACAACAAATATTGCATCATATACATCCAAAGATGGTGAATTTTCTAATATGATTGGTCCTATTAAAGAAATGATTGGTGATACAATGGTATTGAAAGCGGAAAACACATTAAGTAAAAAAATAGTTTATACTAAAATAATAATTGAATGAGAAAGAAAGAAGTTAAACTACCAATGACCCCTATAACCGAAGAAACGTTTATTAGACAGGGTTGGAAAAAGATTATAGCCGGTGATGGTATGGATGAGAATGGAAATGATGAGGATGGGCATTACTATTGGACAATACCGATTCCAAAATATAGAGAAGATGAATTTGCACCAATGTTAATATCAAGTGCAACCGATGAACAACTATTAATGAAAGAAATTGGAATAAAGCCTGGCCAATTTTTTATAGAAATAATGGATATGGACGGGTTAGGGTTTTGTAGTAGTGAGGAAGAATTGGATATTCTATATTCAGCTCTTTGTGGAGAGGACATTGAAGAAAATTTGGAAATTCAAGAATAAAATCGTATATTTGTATTATGAAAAGTTACACAGAAAAACAATTGGAAGAAAATTACGAAAAGTTTCTAAACTTGGTTCGTAAAGCATGTAGTTCTAATCCTGAAAGATTGGAGAAACTATTAAAGATGTATTCAATGGAAGAATTAGGTCCTAATTTGATTATATCTCCTGCGAGTGGTAATCTAAATTATCACAATGCATATGAGGGTGGATATATTGACCACGTTATGAATGTTTGTAAAAACGCACTTCGTATGAAAAAACTTTACGAAGAAGCCGGTGGTACAGTTGATTTCACCGATGAACAATTATTATTTGCAGCACTTCATCATGATTTGGGTAAGTTAGGTATTAAAGACGAATTACACTATGTACCAAATGATTCAAAATGGCACATTGATAATAGAGGTGAATTATATAAAAGAAATGAAAATATTCCTTTTATGACAATTACCGATAGAACATTCTTTACATTAAATCATTATGGAGTTCAGTATAATGAGAATGAATACTTTGGTATCAAACTAACTGATGGTCTATACGATGAAGATAATGAAAAATACTTTAAAGTATATGATACCTCAAAATACCTTCGTTCTAAAATTCAATATATACTACATTGGGCTGACCATATGAGTACAATTATTGAAAGACAAAATGCATAATTTTTAGCTACGGCTATATTTATAAACCGATAGGGCTGGCCAGCATATCGGCGTATCATCCAAAAGGAGATACAAACTTAACGCTTAAAAAAGGTAAAAAATGAAAAATCAATTTCAAAAGGGATTCCCTATCCCTCAATATAGGGATGAGTTCTTCACTCCATTGGATACTTTATTCGATAAAGTATTTTCAGAATCATTTCCTGAATTAACAAAGGAAATTGGTATCAACCCATTCCAACAAAACGCTTATCCAAAATGTGACATCATTAATTTTGATGACCGTATTGAGATTATAGCAGAAGTTCCGGGTTTAACTAAAGAACAAATTACTATCGATGTAGATGGTGATGTGATTACACTAAAAGGAGAAAAATCAAGTAAAGCAACTGAAAAGGAAGGTGGTACATATCTTCGTAGAGAAGTTAAACGTTCATCATTCTTAAGAAGTTTTACGGCTGATTCTAAAATCTTTGATTTGGATAAGGTAAAAGCAACATTCGAAGATGGTGTATTGGAGTTACAAATACCAAAGAGAGAGCCTGAAAAACCAAAGAAACGAACAATTTCAATAGGGTAATCCTATCAAAATACAGAAGAGGGTGGGTATCAAAATCCACCCTTTTTATTTTTACTTATATTTATATAGAAACAAATAATAGTTTTATGAAACCTGAATACAAAATGAGAGCTCAAGAGAATTTAGAAGCAATTGCTAAAAGAGCTAAAGTTATTTCCGAAATGTTAAACGGTGAAAGACCAGTTAATCAAGATGAAGCAAAAAGAGCTGCAAAGGAAATTGAAAGATTGGTAGAATTGACAACAAACATTGTAGATTTAGCATAATAAAATGAATTGGTTAAAAGTATTAGTAGGGCTTTCAGCAATTCTTATTGCCGGATGTGCGGCCTATTTTTCGGTAACGGGACTGGGTGTTCTATTTGCTGGCGCATCGGTTTCGGTAATGGTTATGGCCGGCTCTTTGGAATTGGCTAAACTTGTTTCTGCCACTTATTTAAAGCAGGAGTGGGATTCTTTACAAGGATTCAACAAATGGTATTTAACCATATCGGTTGCTACTTTAATGCTTATCACATCAGCAGGTATCTTTGGTTATCTATCAAACGCATTCCAACAACAAAATTTAGGATTACAAAAGATTGAAAGAGATATCGCAGTGTATCAAACTCAAATAACTAAAAATGATGGAGAGATAGCCCGTTATACAACTCAATTAACTAACCAACAAAATATTCGTAACTCACAAGAGGCTAATTTATCTAAACAAATAGATAAAGATAAATCAACTTCAAGAGTTTCACAAATGATTAAAACTGCCGATAAAGAAATTGCATCGGTATCTAAACGTATTGATGAACTGACAAAACAAAACAATGTTGCATTAGATTCAATTAACGCAATCAAAAATAACAACATTGAATTAGAAAGAGAAGTTGGTGGATTCCGTTTCGTAGCAGAAGCATTTGGAGTACCACTTAATACAGTTGTAAAATTCTTTATATTCATTATAGTAATTGTATTTGACCCGTTAGCGGTTGCATTGATTATTGCATTTAATGGATTATTGATGAAACGAAAAGAAGAAGATGATTTATCAGATTGGGATGCTACATTAGGGGATGGGTTAGATGATGATTATAAGGAATATGAAGTATATGGTGATAAAGAAAAGCAAAAAGAAGCCATAGTTGAAATGATGAAAGGAGATGAGGAATTAGGATTGTATGATGAATCAATAACTTTATCAGAAAAAGATGCGGAAGTATTCTTTAATGAAATAGAAAATCCATCAGAACCAAACGAAACGTTAGTTGATGCAGCTACTCAATATAATGAGGACATAAAAAAAAACGAAACTGATACCACTCCAACAAATTTGGAAGAGGAATACGCTACATTAACGGATGAAGAAAAGAAAGCATTAGAACCAGAAATCACCGATGAAATACTACTGAATCTTCAAACCGATTATTCAAAAAGACCAATAGATTTAGATGGGGATGGTTCTATTGATGGGTATGATACAAACGGAGATGGTATTATAGATATAATTAGAGCTGAACATCCAGGTAGAGCTGCAGCCGTAAAGAATATGTTACCTTACTATGCTAAAGGTGATTTTAATTGGAATGACCGTAAGAATTGGATAAATGACCAAAATGCGGTGAATTATTGGATAAAACACATTAAACCTTCACAATATCCAACCGATTTTACAAGTAAATCATACTAATATTTGGTAAATTCATAAAGTTTTCGTATATTTGTATAACAACAAATAATACTAAAATGATGAATTTAGGATACGCTTGTATCAATATGAGTATGGGTAAGAAAGTATCTACTAATCGAGCTATGGTTAAACGTACTTTCCAAACAAAAGGTTTAGATTATGTTTCTGAACTTGCATTACTCAATGCAAGAGATATTATTAAAATTTTAGAGTGGAATAGATTGAATGGAATTAAATTATTTCGTTTATCATCTACTATTGTACCTTGGGGTGACCATTTGGATTTAACTCAATTAAAAGATTACAAAGAGATTAAAAGTGAGTTAAAGAAAGCCGGTGATTTCGCTAAGTTTTGGGATATGCGTATTAATTCACATCCTGGTCCATTTGTTGTACTAACTTCTCCAAAAGAAGAAGTTGTAAAAAATGCAATTGCAGATTTAGAATTACATGCTAAAATATTTGATATGATGGGATTATCTAAAACTCATTATAATAATATTAATATCCATTGTAATGGTGTTTATGGGGATAAAAAATCTGCGATGGATAGATTCATCCAAAACTTCAAAAGACTCTCACCATCGGTTCGTAAACGATTGACGGTAGAGAATGATGATAAGGCATCTATGTATTCAGTTTTAGACCTTATGTATATTCACAAACATACAGGTATTCCAATTGTATTTGATTACCATCACCACCAATTTTGCACAGGTGGATTAACCGAAGAAGAAGCTCTTAAATTAGCAGCAACAACTTGGCCCGATGGTATTACGCAAGAAGTTCATTATTCAGAATCAAAAGCATTCCATGAAAATAACCAAAAAGAAAAACCACAAGCACATTCCTATCTTATTAATGCCCTCCCCAATACATACGGGTTGGATTTGGACATTATGGTTGAAGCTAAAGGAAAAGAATTAGCAATACTACCTTTTATTAAATGATGAATTATATAGCCATATTAACTTTTCAAATAATGTTTAATATCTTTAAGGTATTGGAAATTAAATTTACTTATGAAAATCAATTGACACGATTGATGCTTAATTCCGTATGGATTAATTTAGTATCACTAGCTTCAGTTTATTTTTCATTGGATAGTTTATTGAAAGGTGATATGTGGGTACTACCATTTTATATCGGTGGTAGTGTATTGGGAAAATGGATAGCAATGACTCAAATGGATAACTTAGAATCAAAATTGTTTTTCTTCTTCAAATCTAAAACTGAAAAAAATGGCAAAAGCAAAACTAGAATATGATTTAAATGATGTAGATGATTCTATGGCACATAAGAGAGCCGTTAAATCATTGGATATGGCATTAGCATTATGGGATATAACTCACAATACTAAAAAGAGTTTAGAGTGGAGCATGGAAGGTAAAGACATGGATAAGTATGATGTATTGGAAACGGTGTTTGATAAGATATATGAAATATTAGATGAACATAATATAAAACTTGATGATTTAATAATTTAATATGAATAATTTAGATAAACAATATAAAGAATTATTAGAAACGATTATCAACTATGGTGTTGAGAAAAAAGATAGAACCGGAACGGGTACTAAATCTATTTTTGGATATACTATTAGACATAATATGAAAGATGGATTCCCAGCACTAACAACAAAGAAGTTAGCATGGAAGCAAGTTGTATCCGAACTACTTTGGTTCTTAACAGGTCAAACTAGTATTTCCTTTCTATTAAAACATAACAATCATATTTGGGATGGAGATGCTTATAAGAATTATCAAAAGGTAACCCAAATAGAGATTGCCTTAAATAAGGCTATGAAGACTCATCCACATTATAACTTATCAAAAGAACAATTCATTGAAAAGATACAAACTGATAAAGAGTTTACAAAGAATTGGGGAGATTTAGGACCTATCTATGGTAAGCAGTGGAGAAAGTGGGATGGTAAAAATGGAAGGATTGACCAAATAGATGATTTAGTAAAAGAACTTAAAACAAATCCAGATAGTAGAAGATTAATGGTATCTGCTTGGAATGTTGGTGAATTAGACCAAATGACACTACCACCTTGTCATTATGGATTTCAAATTTATACAAGAGAGTTGAGTTTGGATGAACGAGTAGAAATTGCAAGAAAAACTTTAAGTAAAGAAACATTTTATGAATATGGAAATCTCAGTCCATTTACAACACCAATAATAACTTATTGGCTTAACCAACATAATATTCCTAAACGAGCAATCTCTTTAATGTGGAATCAACGAAGTGTAGATACGTTTTTAGGATTACCTTTTAATATTTCTTCTTATGGTTTATTACTTCATATATTAGCAAATGAATGTGGTATGATACCTGATGAATTGATTGGTAATTTGGGAGATGTGCATTTGTACTCAAATCACATTGAGCAGGCTAAAGAACAATTGAGTAGAGAATCATTTGATTTACCAATATTAAAAACAACCGCAAAGATTGATGGTATATGTTGTAATGTGCCTGATGATTTTGTATTAGAAGGATATCACTCACATCCTGTAATTAAAGCACCTTTAAGTAATTAATATGATATACGATGTAAAAATACAAAAACCCAAAAGAGTTGATAAGAAATGGGGATATGAATTATGGATACATAACGATACCGATTATTGTGGTAAGTTATTAGTATTCACTAAATCCGGTAATAAGTTTTCAATGCATTATCATATGATTAAAGATGAAACTTGGTATGTTCAAAGTGGAGCATTTCAATTCGATTGGATTGATGTTGAAAACGGAGAAAGATGTTACACACAAATACAGCAAGGGGATGTGATAGAAATTAAAAAAGGATTACCACATCAACTTACGGCACTAACCGATGAAGCTACAATATGTGAAGTGAGTACTCAACACTTCGATGAAGATAGTTACCGAATATACAGAAATCAACCAAGTGATTTAGAATAATGACAAAGATAACAAAACATCTACGAAGTGTAGAAGATATAAAAAAAGAATTACAAGAACATCCAGAGAATATAAAATTCTACATGGGTTATATGGGATTTGAATCTCAACACGAAGGTTCAATAGATTATATAGAAGAAAAAATTAAAGAATATAATAACATTATAAAAAATCCAAACAACAATGAATAAAGTTGAAGAAATTTTTAAAGCATGGAAAACTTCATTCAATCCAAACGAGGCGCAAAAAGAATTAGCATCTTTAAGGATGGACATTTGTAATTCATGTGAGCATAAGCAAGTAATTGCTTTTGCGAGATGCGGATTATGTGCATGTCCGTTGAGTGGTAAAGTATATTCACCTGTTGAAAATGCTTGTCCTGCAAATAAATGGAAATTGGTTGATAAAGAATTTTTTGAAAATAATATTAAATATAAAAATGAACAAAATGAAAATAAAAAAAATTAGTGAGGCTCCAATATCTGCCGAAGATGTTTCTTCGTATAAATCATTGATATCTTCTTTAGAAGGCATTGTATTTAGTGCCGCAGATGTGTCAATTGATAAACGAATCATTACTATACGATTGGGAAATAAAGAAGATGAATTAACTTTGGTAAATCCAAAAGTAATATCATTATCGGATAGACCATTGGTATATTTTGAAAAAGATACATATAAAGAAAATAAAGTTAGAAAAACAATTCGTTACCCTTGGATAGTATTGGAAACCGATAATTTGGGAAAAGTTGAATTTAAAGCAACGAGTGAAACATTTGATTGGAAAAGTGCTGATGAATTTTTTAGTGATGCCGGCTTATTGGAAGCTGTGTTGGTACAAAGGGCTTTGGATGCAATTGATGGTATTGATATCACACATCCAACTCGTCAATATTCAGAAACTATTACAAAGGATAAAGCGCCTGGTAGAAATGAAAGAGTTATGTTACAAGGACCTGCTGGTGAAATGGAATTTGTAAAAAGCAAAAAGGTTGATTCTTACCTACAAAAAGGATGGAGTGTAATTTAAATTCTAAACAATGGCAAAATTAATATTTATCATAGATGAAGAAGAAAATAGAGAAGCTTCTAAAATAGAATTTGAAGTAACAAACGAG